TGAAAGAGCGTTGTATGCCGCGGTTGTGCTTGCTACGTCGCTTCTGCGGGCAGTAGTTAGTTGACCAAATATGTTTTCAATCTCACCTTTGTTTGCAGCGTAGCGACTGTCTGCTGCTTCTCTTTGTTTTTTAATTAGATCAAATAGAGGATTAAACATTGCAGCAGTTGGATCTGCTGCAGGTGCGCCGTAGCCACCGCCACCTCCTCCGCCAGGCGTGGTTACAGCACCAGGCATAACTTCGCCAGCTCTTCTTGCCATGGCGTCGGCGGTCCCCGGTAACTGCCTAGGAGTAACCTTTGGTGTTGGTGTTGGTGGCTTTACGACTGGCAAACCGTAAGGGTTAACTTGAGCTCTTTGTGTTTGCTGACTAACTTCTCCAAACTTTTTTCCAAACTGTCCTAGTCCGGCAAAAAAGTCTGCTATTGGATTGTTCTTAAAAGAATTTCCAGTATCACCATAAAGGCTCATGTTAGTATCCTAGTCCTAGTTCTTTATACTTGTCGGTCAAGCTAAATAGTTCAGCCAAAGATGCACGACGAGCACCAGCACCAATTGATCCATAGCTAGTAGGGTCTTTGAAGAAGCCTCCTAGGTTTGGATTTGCTCCGTAAAGAACGTCTTGCTGGTTTTGCTGAGCGTTTATTCCAGCTTCTTCTTCCCTACGCTGAGCAGCGGTTCTACCCTGAATGCCAGCAAAGTCTTTTGTAACCATCTTTGGAGATCTAAAGCCACGGGAAGCGTATCCGCCAGCGGTTCTCTGAATGGCTTCTTTCTGAGCCTGACCGCGAGTTAGGTCATTTTCAACTAACTTAGATTTTGACTGTCCAATGTTGTACTGACTTTGAGTAAGACCAGGAATGTAAGTTTCGTTGTAGTAAGACTTTAAAGCCTCTTGGTATAGAGGGTCGTTAAGAATGCTGGCCATTGGATCTGCCCCAGCACCGCTTGCTGTAGTTGCCATTATTTACCGTACCTTAAGACACTAGAGCTAGCAAAAGCGCCCTTTTGGCTTGCTTTATTTCTAGCTCCAAGAGCGTTCAACTTAACTTTTCTTTTTCTTTCGCGATCGGCATACCCAGTTTTGTCAACTGGACCCGATGTTGGGTTGTAGCGACCTGACCCGTAAACCTTTTTGCCAGCAGCGAAAGGATTGTATTGACCTGTGTTAGGCATTAAGTTATCCTGTCTGACGTCTTGGCCTTTGTTCCAATCATTGGCGTAAGGCTAAATATCTGGGCTGGCGATGTATCAACTGTCCCGTCACAGGTTAAGTACAATTCAAAGTATACCCTACGGAAGCGTAGTCCGTGGTCCAGTTTAAGGCTTAGGCGCTGTTTATAGGTATACCCGGTGTCTACAACGGTGGAGGCAGAGTTTGCCGTAGCGGTAGGGTTATCCCAGATACCGTCAGCTTTATCCCAGGTGATAAACTCGGTATCAGTTGCGCCTGAGTAATCTAAGGCGTCCCAGCTTGCCTGAATTGCCGATAGAGATACTGGGAAAGCTTTTGCTGTTACGGCACCAGATGCCATTATGTCAGCAGACCACCAGTACATTCTTTTCCATTCGGTGGGGGATTGGAAGTCATAGATCTTAGTGCGCAGAATACACTCAATTGTTTCAGGATCACTGTCATCGTGAACGTGATCAAGCATTTTATACATTTTCCACTTCGCGGCAGTTGCGCTAGCTGAGACACCATAAGCAAATTTAGCTTCGCCAATGTTGTTTACCTGAGTTGGGACCTGTACTAGCCTGCCGATTTCAGTGCTTGATTTCCAAGTGGACCATGTTCCAGTTTTAAGCTGAGCAACATAAATAGAGCCACCGTAATTAACTATTGCTCGAGAACCAAGAATAGATACCGAGTAGCGTATCTTTAAATTCTGTGACCCTGCAGCTTCTTCAAACCTAACCTTCTGGTCGTTTAGCGAAGTAAAGTTTCCGTTGTTGTAAAGGTATAGCTGATCAGCGCTAAGCACAAAAAGGCTGTTCTCGTAACGGGCTATACAGAACTGGTTCTCGGCTCCAATGCCGTCTTGTACTTTAGCGATAGTACCCTCTTCTGGAAGTTCGCTAAATGTGTATCTAAACGTTGAAGCATTTCTAAAGATTGTAATGTCGTTATATCCAGCAACTAGACCGGTAATCCATTGGCCATCTCCTCCGTTTACGGAGACTAGGTTAGTTCCAGGTTCCCACCAGCGCCAGTCCTTGCCAGGAAATCCGTCTATTTCTCCTGAGATATTAGACCAGTACATAATGGACTGAGAAGCAGTGTTTAGTGGGCCAAATAGGAATAGGCGCTCTTGGTGTAGCTCGATACCTCTACCGGCTGGCATGGTTGCAATAGTAGAGGTAGTTGATCCAGCAACATCCCACAAGCCAGTACCCGCGTTGTACCCCGGCGCTCCGTTGGCGTTGTAGTATGCACCGGCTCCATCAATGCGGCACATAATTACATAGTCTTGATATTGCACAAAGTCAGCTGCTGGAAAAGCCCAGATCTCAGTCCAAGTGCTAGCTAGGTTCCAGATGTAAGTTTTTGTAGGCGATACCACTATTGCAGATCGTGTGCCATTTTGAGATACGTAGTAACCCAAGATGTTAAAAAAAGTGCTAGCTTGAGGAAACGTTGCGCCAGTGTCAAATATAGAAGGCCTGGATGATAAAGCACCAGTTGGTGAAAATTCTAGATTTTGCAGGAATGGCACTTCTGTTTCAGCGATAGCCGAAGGATCCCAGAAATTGTTTAGACCTCCGGAAAAGTTGTTTAGTACGGCAGAGCGCTCCCGTACTAGATCAGACATAATCCAACGGGTCCGGTAGGATCTGCTCGTACAGATCGTTCTGTGACAAGTTCTCCTTTAGGTACATACGGTCTAAGCCTTCTCTAAACTGACCAGCTTTTGCCTGCGCAGCTCCGTAATTTTCATCGAACTCAAGGGCTTGGATCATGCAGTAATTAACAAGTTCATTTAGGTAGCGGTCCGGGATAGCTAAAAGATTTCCTGAGGTAGTTACGTCAGTAGGCATTTTAACGTATTCAAGTTTTAAGCCGTTTGTGTAATCCTTGTCTGGAACTGGGTAAAAAGTAATTATGCCAGCACGCTCGTACCAGATAAGCGGCATGTCTGCTTTTTGCTCTGACTGAGGATCTTGCTGAAGAATGTACTCTCTAGCTCCCTGAGCAGAGAGGTTTCTTACCGGCCTGTTGTTTACTGAAACAGCCTCAATGTACTGAACCTTGTCGGTTGGGAAGCTGTACTCAGCCTGACCCTTTACAACGTTTGAGTACTTAACATCTTTTAGGATTGCGTTATTGTTTACGATCTCCTGCTGGCCGTCGTTGATCCAACGAATAATCGCCTCGTCAGTAATCTGGGCTCCAGAGGAGTCTCCGAACTGAGTCTTAACGCGGGTTATGACGTCTAGGGCAGTTTTAGTAAATAGTTCTGCTGGCATTACTTCCTAATTACCTTTCCATTGTGGCGGTACTCGTTCTTACGGGAACTTACGACGGACTTCATCATGTCCTTCTTTTCCTCCATCCATTCTAGCTCACGCTTGGCTTTCATGGCGGCTTCTGCCATTTCTAAAATCTGGAGTCTGTTTACCTTTGAGTTGGCATCGTGCATGTTGTTTTCTACAAGCCAAGCAACAAGCCTTTGGTCCACTTCTGACTCCCGCATGTATCTAATTACGTACGGTGGTAGCATGTGTGGCTCATCTATTAGCGCAAATGGCCGTTCTGGGGTAAAAGATGGGTGTAGCGAATCTATTCGGATTAATCTAACTGTAGGAAAAAGGTCAGTAATTACCTCAGCTACCCTACGGTGATCTGGCGAGTACAGCCCGTCAATCTTGTCAAATTCTATATAGCTCATATTTATTGCCTCCTAAGTTAAGTATAAAGTAAAACCCGTGGGGATAGATGAGACGGGTCTATCCCCACGGGCAATTATTTACTGTTTACTTCTCGGTGATGTTAGATAGTACCGCGTGTGCGTTTCTGCGGTAGGTACCTAGCTGAGAGTACTGGTAGTAACGTGCTTCGTATGCGTCGGTGTCTGCGACACGTGACCACATAGAACCATCGCGGTCCATCCATGCCCAGTCGCGCTTGCGGTTAACCACAATCTCTTTCGAGCTTAGCGCGTACAAGGTGTTAGTTGGAGCTGCGTAGTCCGATACGAACTTGATTGGCTTGCCAACTGCGTCGAATGAGAACGCACGCTGACCACCCTCAAGGGTTGCACCGTTGGTGAACTGACGTAGGCCCTGTAGTAGATCCCAGTAAGCGTTGAAGACACCTGGGGAGGCTAGGATTACATCCACGTCGCCACCCTGCTTGTCTACCTTCTGTACTAGGTTAATCAAAGCCAACTCAGTTAGAGCGCCAGTTGCGGTTCCTGGAGTTCCAAGAGCCACCTCTGTTGACTTCCATACTGGGTAAGTAGCTGGATCGATGTCGTGTAGAGTACCAGACGCCTTAACGATTGCACCTAGACCGGTCCATTCCTTACCAAAGGAGTTTACTCCGTTGGAAGAACGGACTAGGTAGTCGCCAGCGTTGATGTTAGTGGTGAAGGTTCCTAGGGTACCGGTTACAGTGATTGTGTTAGTGGTTTCGTTAATTGCTGTGATTTCTAGTGTGCTTGCTGCACCTGACTGCTGCTTTACACCAGTTGTTGGGTCAACAACGTCGAAAGTCATTCCGACCTGTAGGTAGTGCTCGGTGTCAACGGTCAAGGTTGTAGCAGAAGGCTGTGAAACTACCACTGCCAACTTACCTGTGCCATCTCCGTAAACCTGACGGTTTAGGTCGTTAGCTAGGTCTTTTCTTAGACCCTTGATTTCGTTGTCAACAACGTTGATGAATGCTTGGTAGTTCTCGGATGCCTGCTCGAATAGCTGTCCGTCAACCTCAATAGAACCGTATAGGTTTGTGAGGTATAGGTGAGCTTGCTTGTACTTCTGGGCTCCAGCAACTGGTAGCTTCTCGCGAACGCCACGTGCACCGATTCCCTGGTTACGTCCAATGTGAGTATCGAAGATAACTTCTTTACCGTTTTGTGTAATGTTAGCTGCTGAAGACTCAATGAGCTGTAGCGCAGGGTTCTTGTCCCTTAGCTGCTCGTGTAGATCTCCATAAACCAACTTGATTGCTTCTGACGCAAAGGTCAGAATTGAGGTTCCTGCCATGTGAATGACTCCTATGATTTAAGAAAGAGGGATTATTAGTATCATTTGGCCCTGACTCGGAATCGGCTGTACCACTGACATACCTAGAATACCATAAAACCCCAAGATACAAGTAAACCCGTCCACTGCTTTCGCTAGTGAACGGGTTTACTTATGTACTAAATAGAGTTTCTTTGGGCCTTAGACTGCTCTTCAAACATCTGAACAAGCATTGCTTTTTTGTCGTTAAAGTCCTTAGGAATAGTAAGTGGTGTTGTTTGAATAGAGTTTCCTCCATTAGCACCTATTACCGTTGGGGCTGGCTGGCTTGGTAGCTGGCCTTTTTCGTTGTAACGAATGCCGGTAATTTCAGCAAGTTCACGCGCTGCTGTGTAGATAGTTGCGTCTTCACCGCGTTCTAGTTGAATCTCCATCAAACCTAGAATACGGTTTTGAAGTTCCGGAGAGATATCGTACTTAGAGTTTAGATCTTCAAGCTGCCGGCCAAGCACTTCCTGCTCTTTAGCTACCTCGGCCTCAAATTGAATGTTATCTAAGTACTCTTGCTGCTTGGCAATTACCTGATCCCGGGCATCAAATTCCTTCTTGATAGCTGGGTTTAGCTCGTAGTTCTCGTCGCCGCTTTCTTCAATAGCATCAGCCTGCTCTTCTACAGCATTAGCTTCTTCTAGTAGGCCTTGCTGACGTAAGTTTTCAGCAAGTGTGCGGTATAGGTAAACAGGATCGTTTAGCGCAACATCCGCTAGGCGAAGGCTATCGCGGATAATGTCAGGCTGTAGACCGTTGTCAATAAACTCCTTGAATGGAGTGAATTTCTCTAGCTGTTGCTGGAAGTTACGGTCTTGTTCCTGAAGGTGAGGGATTACCTTGTTGTGCCATGCTTCCGGAATTTCGGCAAGTAAGCCATCATAAGCCGGGTGAACCTTAGAGTCACTGACTGGTTCTACGGCTGGTGCATCTGGTGTTTCAACTGCAGGGGCTTCCTCAATTGGGGCCTCTGGATTTATATCGAATTCTGTCTCAGACATATGTCTCTTATCCTAACTGTTCTTGAGTGAAGCCAGATTGATCCGGCTGTGTACCTGGTGATTGTTCTTCTTGCGTTCCATCAGCTGAAGGATCTTCTATGGCACCGCCACGTAGAGCCTCTTGCATTTGCTTCATCATTAAAGCGTTCTCGTGGATCGAGATGTGCTTCTGGAATTCTTTCTTAACAATATCAGGTAAAATCTCATATGCCTGAGACTTACGGAATCTGTTGTGAATTTCAATGTGAACTGCGTGGTTATCCCAACCATTGACTGGGACAACTGCTGGTACCTGAAGTGGCGCACCGGTTGTTGGGTCAATCTTGTCTATGTCACCGTTTGCAGCTCCAGCGTTCCAAGCCTCCTCAACCTGCTGTGCAATTTCATCAGTAATCTTCTTCATCATCAAGTTCTCACGCTGAGCAGCGTTTTCGTCAATCTTGATTACGTTGTAGTACTGCTTGAGCATACCCATCTCTAGGATACGTAGGCCATCTTCTGGGCTAATGAAGCCCATCTTCATCCATTCAGTAACTAGGGCCTGGCGAGCAGACTTGCTAGTTGGAAGAG